TGAATTGTAGTGCAGATGGAATGATCATCTTCACAGCTTTCGCAGCGATCTTTAAACCTCTTTCATCAGTAAGAGCAGCGATATCAATCATTGCTTGTTCTAATGAAGTTTCGTTTAAGTCCGCAGCAGTTGCCAATGTATTACTGAAAGTTCCAGCAATAGTTGGGTGAGCTGTGTTGAAAAGAGTTACACCATCGCCTGAAGTGAAACTCAATCCAGGTAAACCATTGTTTAATGGTGCAGCTGCTTTAACTTGTTTAGTTTGAGCCATAGATCTTGCTAAAGCTTTTGTATATCTAGACGCAAGTCTGTCATACAAATTGTCCTCAATAGCTTCCTCAGTGATTGCAAACCCAAGAGCGATTGTCTCGTGAGTGTATCTTGCTGTGAAAGTTTCTTGAGCACTGTCATAAGCTATTCCAGAACCTTCTGGTTTAACTTGTGCTTGAGCGAATCCTGACAACATTACTTCTTCTTCAAAAGCTCTGTCGCTTGACTCAGTTGTGTATATTTCAGCATGTTCTTGTTCATACTGTTTATACTCCAGGCCGAATAGTGCATTCAAACCTGGCTCTAGTTCTTTTACTAGTTGATTACGTGATATAGCCATAATTTAATTACTCCTATTATACCCCTGTAGCTGTATTAAAGAAATGCTCTAGAATAACAACTCTCCACACTACATTTGCAGATGTTAAGTCGCTATTTTCGGGATCTCTCGATACGCCTACGATTTTTAATTGTTGTTTAGTCGTGTTCAAAGTACTGTCATCTAGAGTTGTTCTAGAGATGTAGTTTGGACTCGCACCAGCTGAATAACTTATTTCAGCAGTGTTACCAACATCCGTTTGAGCTGATGCACCCGCATTGTTAGATCTTACTTCGTAGATCTGATTCGGGTCATCATTTATAAACGCAACTATATCCGTAGCTGTATTAGAGCCTTGAAGATAGTTTTGAAATGTTGGCTTACTAGTTGTTGCGTCAGTATAGAATACTCCGTTTAACGATCCTAGGTTAAGCTCAGTTCCTGCTGCAGCAACTGCCGCAGTACCTGTGTTTGCCATTGCAACCATATCTTGGTTGTAAATAGCTGTTGCACTAGCTGCAACTGGATACTCACCTAAACCGCCAGCGTCGTAATTCTGACCGACTTTCTTAATTGGTTTCAGACCGAAACCAGTCGATGAACTATTAGCCATAGTTTTTTCTCCTTAAATGTACCTGCCCTTGCGGGCCTCCAGTACGGTTACTATTATTTCGCTGGTTCCGAATTGTTAAAAAATTAACCCTTCTTGGAGCCACCGAAGGTTACACGAGTATTTCTATCAATATTGATAGGCATACTCTTATGCTGTTCCTTCGCTAGATCGGCGTCAATTGCAGCCTGCTGTTCTTGTGCCTGTCTGGCATAATATTCAGCTCTTTGCTGCGCGATCTCTTCTGGTACCCTTGTCAGCACAAGGCCTCCGTGCCCGATCACCCCTGCGTATTTGCCGTCTGAAACTACGGGAAAGTCCTCTTCTGGATACTCGTCTGCTCTTACTAATTCATAACCAGATCTTAAACGACCTTGTATGTTTTTAGTATCGACGAATCCTAGGATTTCTACCCTGACCCATCTGTGTCTGTAGCCATTTGGCGCGTTGGGCGTATCTAAGTACGATGGTGGAGTCCAAACTTTCGGTTGTTGTTTTACTTTAACTTCCGAAGATCGTGTTTCAACTTTTGTTGAATCACTTTTCTTTGCTTGGCTCGCACGAGTTGGTTTCTTATTTTCCATATGCCTATACCTCCTTCGTGTTCATAAGTTGTTTCGCATATTCTTCTAGTGGCACACCTAATTTTTTAGCAATTGCTACTTGTGATGATGTGAGTCTCACAGATTTACGGTTAGTCTTTGAACTACGCGTTGCAGAGGCAACGGTTTGTGTAGGTTTACTAACTGGTTTGTCCATAGGTTTATCAAATTTATGCGGAAATTCAAGTCTTATTCTCTTGTCTATTTCTGCGTAATATTCGCTCGACCTAGGGTCAATTCCTTCTTCTTCGGTAAGTTTTCTATGCAAATCAAACGCTGTATATGTCATTGCACTATCTTTACCGAACCACTCATTATTTTCAGCCCATTCCTCTGCTCTTGGATCAGGAGGAGTTTGAGCCGCTACTTGTGCTTGTGGTTGTTGATATAATGGTTGTTCAACAGGTTTTTCTTTAGCCGCTGTTTCCTGCATTTGATGCTGGGTTTTTAATTCAGCTAATTTTCCTTGTTCATAACCAAGTTGAGAAATAGCAGCTAAAGCTTCTGTTTCAGCTTTAGAATCATCGTTCTGTCTTGCAGCTCTTAATTTTTCTTGAGCAGCTGCAATAGAAGAAGTAATTCTACCTTCCATTTCTACAACATAATTTTTATCTAAAGAATCTGCTGTAGTTTTAAATTGGTCTCTTTCCTTTTTAATACTGTCAGCAAAACGTAAAGCTTCTTCTTTTTGCCTTTCAGCTTCACGCATTCTTTTTGTTAATTTAGCTATTCGCTTTTTAACGCCTTCAGAATACTCTTCAATTTGCTTACTGTTGTCTTGTTGCTGATCACTCCCTTGAACATCAGACTGCTCATCAGATTTCTCAGGTGTGTCATCGGCGCTACCGCCGTCTTTAAGATCTTGTGTTTCATTTGTTGTGTCCTCTGTTTGTTGTTCTACAACGTCTTCTTTTTTTTCTTCGGGTAATTCTATTTCCGCACCTGGACCAGATGTGTCAATATCAACTACCTTGTTTTCTTCTTGTTGCATAGTATCTCCTATGATTGTTAAAATTCGTGGAATATATCTTCAGGGTTTTCCACGGTTGCTAAAACTTCGTCGTCGTTTAAAAGTCTTATCTCACCCCCATCGATTTTAATTCGTGATCCAGCATATCTTGCAAAGATAATCCAATCACCTTTTTTGCACCACGGTCCTTCTGGATATCTTTCTTTATCATAGCAATGTGGACCCATTCTTAAAACTAAACCACAAGTTGATGCTACTTGTGATCTTTCAATTGTATCTTCTGCTAGAATAATTCCTCCTTTAGTTTTTTCTTTTTGTTTAAAAGGTAAAACTAAAATTCTCCAACCTGTTGGTTCAGGGAGTTTTGATTCTTCGTTGATTTCTTTTTTATTTTCTGTTGGTTCAACACCGACGAGAGTCTTATTTGGTAGGACTATCTTTTCCTTTGATGCTGATAATTGTTCCTTCACTGTCATTTTGCTCCTTTGTTTTTAGCAGGGTGGATATTTCCTGTAATAAATACTGATAAGTTCGTATTTGTCCTAACATATACTGGTATTTTTCCATATTGTCAACAGCACCAGAAGTCATTGCAAGTACAACATCATCATGTCTCATTTTAATTATTCTTCTTATTTTTTCTACAAAATCCATTATAAACTATCTCCTTTCTCAGGTTCAAACTCATCTAATACATCTAGTTTTTCTTTTGCATTAGCTATTTTTTCAACCTGTTTATTTACTTCTTCTAGGTGTTGAGGGTGTTCTCCAATACCAACTGAGTTATCTAAATAAATATTTGCAGTAGCATCTGCTTCTGCAATCTCAGCTTCATACCTAGCTCTTAGTGCGTCTATTATTGATCTTCTCACGTTTTTTTCTCCTTTCAAAGATATGACCTAGACTAATAAACAAATTATCAATTGATTCAAAAAATTTGTATATTAAACGATCTAGCATTTCCATCTTCGTCTTGCCTGTCGGATTCGTGAGTTAGGATCGTTCCTTGTTTTTGCTGATGACCTTTTTAATTGTCCTAGTGATCTAGCGCAGTATGATTTCCTACGATTAGCAGCTTTTGATCCTGGCTTCACTTTTCCAGTCACGGCTGTTTTTAATTTACTTCCAGGGTTTGCTCTCCTGTAAGCTCTTACACCTTTAGCTGTCATTCCAGCTCCAGATTTTGTTGGTCTATAATTAGCACCTGGACCTTTAGTAGTTTTCCTAATTGTCATTAGACTCTACCTCCAAATGCCATTCTTTTTCTTTTTGTAAATGTTGAAACATTAGTGGGTTTTCCTCCAGGATTACCCGCAGCTCTCTTTCGTTTGACAGCAGAGGCCTTTTCGCCTTTTGTCATCCGTGTGGCTTTTGCAAGTGGGACGCATTTTGGATATTTTCTTTTGCTCCCTTTCGATCGACCGCAAGGTTGATACTTGCCGTTCTTCTTCGGAGCTCCGATGTCCACCCATTTCTCTTTGACCCATTTTCTTAGACCACCTTCAGCCATTATTTTCTCTTGGATTTTTTCTTCTTTTTTCCACCTGGTTTTATTTTACCAGAACATACAGCAGAGCCGTACATGTTTGCGTACGCAGAAGGGTAAACTTTAAATTTACGCTTCGCTGCAGCTTTACCTTTTGCACAAAGTTTAGCCATTACTTAGCTCTTCCGCCATCCTTCATATAACCCATTTTGTTTCTAACTTTTTTAGGTAATTTTTTTAAACCTTTTTGTTTTGGTTTAACTGGTTTTAAAACTTTTTTACCATTTTTAAACATAGGTCTTTTCATCATTCCAGGCATTATTTTTTCTTACTTCGGCTTGCTTTTCTTACAGCTCTACCGCCTTTTTTAGTTTTTCTAACTCTACCACCTTTTTTGTAGTAGCCTTCTAGACCCATATCCATATTTCTATATGCAGACATATCGGGTGCCATGTAGTCTAAATCTACTTCAGATAGATCCATTTTGTTTATTTTAGGATCAGCAAGAACAGAACCTCTTTTTCTTTTACCCATGTTTTTTGTTAACATAGCAGGTAATGAACTGTCTGAATAAGCTGCATTTGATGTCATTGCTTTGATAGCGTCTGCAGTTGTAGAAGCTCTTGCGTTTCTATTCATTAAAGCTTTACCAGCACCTAAAAGAGCGGCACCAATTCCTAAACCTTTAAGAAGTTTTTTTATTTTTTTCTTTGCCATTATTTTTTTCCTCCATTACGAAATATTTGTGTACCCTTTATACCATATATGCTCGCCACGACAAGTATCCATAAATTTGTAAACCACGATGGGAGCTGCGA